ACACAGATATTCTCAGGCTACATGGACCAAATGAATATCGAAGAAGGCCCAGAGACTTGTGGTATTGAACTCAAGGTAGAGAACAAACTCATTGACCTTGAGAGGGCTAGGGTAGCTAGGTTTACCAGTGGTTATCAGAAGTCTAAGTTTCCTAGTGACCTTGGGCTAGACTTCGTAGAGAGCCTACAAGACAGACCTATCTCATGGGGTAAGGCAACAGCTAACTCCACGAGCGGTAAAAGCGCCCTTTCCCAAGGGTCTTTCAAGTGATAACCTACCAACAAGAGTTCCTAAGCATGACTGAAGATGAGGTTACTCCTTTGGCTATGCTTGAGTGGGAAGAATCTGGACACCCTACCACAAGCCTGCATATTGATTGGGCTACCTACTTTAGGCTAGAGGAAACTGGTGCGTTAAAGTTCTTTACAGCCCGTAAGGATGGTCTTCTAATTGGCTACTTTGTAGTTATACTGTTTACCCCTTTGACTAACAAGGGTGAACTTGTAGGTAGCTACGATGCTGTATTTGTACACAAGGATTACCGTAAGTCTACCGTAGGCCGTAAGCTATTTAAGTTTGTAGAAAAGTGCATGGTTGAAGATGGTGTTTACCGTGTTGTAGCTTCATCCTCTGTTAAGAACCCTATTGGTAGATTCCTCACTCGTATCGGGTATGACGAAATAGAAACTAAGTACGAGAAGGTGTTGTGATATGGTTTTTGTTACTGCTGCTGCTGCATTAGGTGTTACTGTTGCAAACGCCTTAGGTGCTAGTTTTATTGTTGGTACTGTATCTTTTGCTACAGTAGCTATTGGCTTCGCTGCACAGTTTGCCTTGGGCTTCCTTATGAGTGCCTTGGCACCTAAGCCAAGTTCCCAAACTAACAACCGTGGATACGATGTAAACTCCTTTGGTTCAGCCCTAGACCACCAGATTATCTATGGTGAAGTTAAGACTGGTGGTGCTGTAGTCTATGACAATGCTACAGGTACTAACAACAAATTCCTACATAGGGTTATCGCCTTTGCTGGCCACGAGATTAACTCCTTTGAGCAAATATACGTCAACGATGAATTGGTTACTTTAGACGGTAGTGGAAATGTAACTTCACCAAGCCAATACGTAGGTAAGATTCGTATCCTTAAACACTTAGGTGCAGACACACAAGTAGCTGATGCTAGCCTAGTATCTGAAGTAGCTGAGTGGACAAGCAGCCACAGACTTCAAGGTATTGCTTACCTGTACGTGCGCCTAGCCTTTGATGCTGACGCTTTCCCTAATGGTGTTCCCACGATTACCTCTGTAATTAGGGGTAAAAAGATATATGACCCTCGTACAGATACTACAGCTTGGAGTGCTAACAATGCCCTTTGTGTTAGGGATTATCTAGCCTCTAGCACTTATGGGCTTGGTGAGTCAAGTGCTAACATAGATGACGATGCCTTTATTGTGGCTGCTAACGTATGTGATAACCTAAACTACCCAACACTCACAGGTGGTATTAAGTTCTCTACCGATGGTGCTTTTACTACGGCAGTAACACCTTATGACTTCCTAAACAATATCATGTCGTCTATGGGTGGAACTATATGGTACAGCCAAGGTAAGTGGAGGGTTAAGCCTGCATACTACACAGCACCTGTAGCTAACCTTACAGATGATGACTTGCGCTCTAGCATCTCTATCCAGACTAGGCACTCTCGTAGGGATAACTTTAACACCGTCAAGGGTACTTTCAAGGGTGCTGAAACTAACTGGCAAGTAACTGACTACCCTGAGTACACTAATGCTGCTTTTGTAGCTGAGGACAATGGGCAGTCTAGCGTTATTGACCTTGACCTGCCATTTACGTCCTCTAGTGTTATCGCTCGTAGGATTGCTAGGATAGCCCTAGAGCGTAATAGGCAACAACTTACTGTATCAGCTTCTTTTGGTATGAAAGCCTTTGGTTTGCAGGTTGGTGATTTAGTAACATTAACCTCTGTAAGGCGAGGGTGGGACGCTAAAGAGTTTGAGATTGTAACTTGGAACTTTGGTATCGTAGGTGATAATGACCTACAAGTGCAGTTGAGCCTCAGGGAAATATCCGAGAGTGTCTTTGATGAAGTAGACGATGGTGTAGTTTACACTAGGGATAATACTACTTTGGTTTCGCCTTTTGAAGTACCTTCTGTAGGTCTGTCAGCCACAGTTAGACTACAAGTCCTAAAGGAAAAGCTGACTAACATTGCCTCTTTGGTAGTTACCTCAGGTGCTTCTGAACGTATTGACCATGTAGAGGTTCAATTCAAACTGGATTCTGATACAGATTGGAAGACTGTAGGTACAGGACAGATAGGCACTTTTGAGGTTATTGACCTTGAAGATGAGCTATATGACTTTAGGGCTAGGGCTATAAACACCTTTGGTATTAAGGGTGAATGGGAGTTCTTGTTTAACATAGAAGCCTCAGGTCTTGCCGTGCCACCTAGTGATATTACAGGACTAGCGTATGAGATTACTAATGGTAATGCCTTCCTAGAGTGGAACCCTGTACCTGACCTAGACTTGTCATTCTACCGTGTGAGACATGCTGTGGAGACTACAGGGGCTACATGGGCTAATGCTACAACTGCTATTGATAAGGTGCCACGTCCTGCATCCTCAGTATCCTTAGCGTCTCGTTCAGGTACTTACATGATACGCCCTTATGACAAGGGTGGTGTTAGCTCTGTTGGATACTCAAGTATAGTAGTGTTACCTGAGGTGTTAGAACCTTTTACTACAACCTTAACACAGACTGAAGACCCTACATTCTCAGGTACTAAGTCTGGGTGTAGTGTCAATGGTAGTGACTACCTAGAGATTACAGACCCTTCTGTAGCACCTTCTGAAGCTACGTACACATTCTCTAACTATATTGACACAGGTAGTGTTCGTAGGGTTAAGGCTAGGGTAGACGCTGCTGTCATACGTGTCAATGAGGCTGGTAATACTTTTGATGATCTTCCGGGGTTATTTGGCGATCTTACTGGGTTGTTTGATGACTTATCAGGTGAACAAGACTTCTCGGATACCAACCTAGAGTTCTACATCTCTACGACTGAGGATGACCCTGCTGGTACACCCACATGGACACCTTACGTTAAGTTTAGGGTAGGTAACTACTACGGCAGAGCCTTTAGGTTCCAAGTGATATTAAAGAGTTCTGCTGACAATATAACACCTAATATAATCAGTCTAGACGCTATAGTAGAGTATAATTGATATGAAAACCCGAAGGAGTTAATATGTCACAAAATGATTATGTGATTGCCAACCAAACCACACCATTGTTTAGGGCAGACTTGAACCTTGCGCTACAAGCTCTAGCGTCTAATTCTTCGGGTCCTACTGCCCCTAGTACTACCTACGCTAATATGATGTGGTATGATACTGCAAGTAATATTCTTAAGATGAGGTCCGAGGCGGATGACGCTTGGATTAACTTAGGTACACTAGACCAGTCTTTGGGTACTTTTACACCTGCTGGAGTAACTGGTATCTCTACAGACTCAGATTTAGCAGGTGTTGATCCTACACTACTCACCACACGGGGTACGATTGCAACGGCAATTGCGGCGACTGTCCCAACAACCTCACAAGTGTTGACTGCGACATCTGGTGCTACTGCGGGTGCCGTTGGTACATATGCCTTTGGTAGGGCTGGTACCTCAAAGGTACTTGGCGATACTCTGGCAGGTTCTAGTATCACGACAGTGGGTACTACAGGTTACTATGAGAACCCAATTTCATCGGGGTACTTGGCGATAACGGGTGCAACTTTGGCTGGGACATGGATGTGTATGGGTAGGTCTGGTACGGTCTCTTTTCAAGTAAATATTGGTGGTGGCGATACCGCCACTGTAAATGTATCTATGTCAACACTATGGCTAAGGATCGTATGATGGAACTTAGAACCCCTAAATATAACGCTTACGGCACCATTGATTGCGAGATTAACCACCCCCAATATGGATGGATACCTCACACAATCCCAGCAGATGAAAATCCTGAGCTACAAGCTAGGGCAGTTAAATATAACCCTAAACCCTATGTAGCACCCCCAGCACCTACCCAAGAAGAAATCCTTGCAACCGAACGCTCTACGATGACCTGTAGCCCACTCCAAGGTATCCTAACCTTAGGTGAATCCCAGTGGAACAAGGTTCTTTCCTATCGTGATAACTACGCCTCATGGCAAGAGAAGGTTATCATTGATAGCGCCTTAGACTGGAGGCGTAACTCACAGAATATCATGTTCTTCCAGCACCTCCTTGAGTACACAGATACCCAAGTAGATGATCTATTTAGGGCTGCTGCAAAGGTTATCATCTAATGAGAAATCCAATCGAGCAAGCAGGTCATGTAGCTTATGAGGTTGGATACTTCCTCTTTGCTACAGGTAGTAGGATAGTTAATGCGGTCTGGTACAAAGGTTCTATCCACCAGACACTATCCGCTAGGACACACATGGACTCTAAGACTTCCCTAGAGTGGCTACACCG